TCCTTGTAGAGGAAGTATCCAATCGCAGGTAACGCTGGTGTGAAATAGTCATCACGCAACTCATCTTCTGTCAGCCACGTGTCGCTTCCGTCTTCCCAACGAACCAACACTTCACGAGGAAGACCAGTATCTGTACACTTTGTCACTTCAACTTTACCGATTAACTCAGGAATCATCGCACCGAAAATCCCACGAACTTCATCACCTGTCTTCATAATTTCTCTCTCTCATCAACTTACATATACATAATAACACAAAGGGGTTGCGATGCAACCCCCTATACATAATAAAGTTCTCCTTTTATATCAAGTAGTTACTGACTTTTGCTCAAGTAGTTTCTCCAAGTGATCAATGCGTCTTTGCATTCTTCGGATCATTTCTCTTAAGTTATAAAAGTCTCTATCTGACATATAGGCGTTCTCCTTATAGTTTTAATCCAGAGAAATTCTTACGCCCGAACTTTTTAGTCGCCCATTGCATAGAATCCTCTTCCTTCCATCGTTTACCATAATCACCTTTATCAAACACTGGACCGTCATCAACGATATCATCTTGTTGGTCCTGCTCTACGTCATACAGACGCATCTTGGCACGATCAATACCAACTACAAATCGTTTATATAATCCTGGATCACCGTAACGATTTTTAAGTTGCTTGACCATAATTTGTGATAGATCATCTAACTGTTCACTACTAACTAATGCGATCATGAAATCGGCTGTAGCAGGTAGACCAAAACTCTCCGACGTATCCTCAAGCCCAGGGTCTGAATTGCTATAGCCGCTCCTGGTCGTCTGGGTTGCAGAAACGATAGGCAAATTGAACTCGACTGCGAGTCCACGTATTTCTTCAGCAATCGCCTTGACAAGGGTGTACGAGTTAACTTGTGCGCCACTGCGAATCCTGGATGACATACAGATATTGAGGTAATCCACATAGATAATGTCTGGTACAAATGATCTCTTAAGTTTTAATTCGTTCAGCAGATATCTAAAGTGACCCGAACCAGCACATGCTGTTGGGTATTCTTTGATGATAAGTTTGCCTGAAGTCTTGCCTTTAACTCGATCTAGCTTCTTATCATAGATTTGTTTTGGCAGTGACTCTAGTTCGTCTAGCGTAACGTTCATCAGATTGGCATCGATGCGTTGCGCGATCTTTTCTTCTGCCATCTCCATAGTAATATATAGCACATTTTTGCCGTCTAAAAGATTAGCAGAAGCCATGTGACACATTGCTAGTGATTTACCCACGCCAGTGCCGGCAAGAATAATATTCAACGACTTCTTGGGCAGTCCACCCTTTGTAATCTTGTTGAGATATTCTAAATCAAATGGGACACGCTCTTCAACTCTATGATAAAAATCATATCGCTCATCACCATCTTCTAGAAAATCGTGTCCGACATTGGGATCGAAAGAGACTGCAAGTGCATCATTAAGAATCTTTGGTATAGTGCCTTTGTCATTCGTTTTGTCATTACCTTCAATGATTTGAATAGATGACATGATGGCATTGTATAGCGACTTTTCTTGGCAAAACTTTTCAGTAGTTTCTAGTAGCCACTTTTCATCAGACTTAGCAGACAAGACCAACTCATTTGTCAAGTCCACTATGTCACCATACTCTTTGTCTGATAAACTAGACACCGCGTCTAATTCAACGACCAGAGACTCTTTAGTCGGTACTGTGTTGTACTTCTCAATGTACGTTGAAATCTGTACGTACAGCGTTTTTTCTAATCGATCTTCAAAGTATTCGCTTTTGATGTACGGCAACGCTTTTCTTGCGAAATCTTCATTTGATAATAAGTTAGCAAGAATAATTCGTTCAGTTGTCGCTAGATTCATCCATTGTTTCCAAGTGTTCGCCAATGATACTTACAAGTAGATCTCCTACTGTATCTTTAAAGTCGTCAGAAGTCAAGTCTTTATTGTTTGGGTTCTCTAACTCAATTGTATTGAAATGCAGATATACATCTTCGCCCTCTAAAGGTTCATCTAGTGATACTGTGTCATATTGAAACACTACACCTTGATACTCACCTTCTTCGATACGAATAGCCCAATGATCTTCATATAAACTTTTACTGTGCGTAATTAGATCATGCTTCACTACTGACATGTTCAACATCCTCTTGTTCTTCATCAGCGCGACCGTATGTAAATTCTTTCTCTGCACATACGTTAATCTGTTGCAGAATCTCTTCTGTGAAGTATTTTTCCGGATTGGCATTGATCGTCTTCGCAAATACCTTTTCACCCGAGGGTAATTCATAGCGAGTACTCACCTTCTTTATAATGTCGTATTTCTCAGCCAGATCAAGAAGACCGTAGTAACGATCAAGACCACTATCATAAGATAGTTTGACTTCGACTCTTTTGTTTTCTTTTGTGAATCTAGACTTGTGCATAGTGACTTTAATGATATTGCCGACGACTTCTGTTCCATCTTTATCTTTCTTTTTAGATAACATGCAGATAGAACTTGCCGCGTATTTAAGACCAGATCCTCCAGATATTTCTTTAGTTGGAACATAAGCACCTACCACATCGTAAACGTGATTTGTTACTAGCAAAGGAACATTTGCTTTTGCTAACTTAAGAGAAAGAACACGGAATGTACCACGCAGTAACTGTGCTTTAGTCATGTCGCGGGCATTCTTACCAGATGCAGTGTCTTCTAGTTCTTTCTCACTTGATAGCATGCCGAGCGAATCTAATACCATAATCATTGGCGGTTTTTCTTCACCTTCATTGTATTGATCTAACATGCGAACTGCTTGTGTGCGAAACTCTTCAATAGATTGTGGTTCAACAATTGCAACTCGCTTTACGTCGATACCGCGATCGGTCATCATCTTCTTAGTAACTGCCGCTTCAGTGTCAAAGTAGATGACACCACCCTCTTTGTTTTGATCTAAGAACGCTTTTAAAATACCAAGAACAAAAAAGGTCTTACCAGTTGCAGACTCGCCGGCGAATGCTGTAATTTTGTTGTTAGGCACACCACCATAAATGTTGCCAGATAATACTGCGTTTAGAATGTATGAGCCAGTATCAATAGAACCAGAATACTCTGAACTATTGCCACCCTCTTCTAATATGTTTGCATTATCAAATTCTTTTACAAGACCATTCAAAAAACTCATGCTGTATACACTCCATCTAATCTGTCTCTGAACTCTTCAATTTTACTTAATCTATCTTTGCCATTCCATTTGATATAGTCTTTCTCTGGGTTCTTAGCCAGATTATCTAATAGAGGCATGATCATGTTGTATAAAGTATCGCATTTTTTCTGCAGATTGTCAACCTCGTTCTCCACTTTCTGAGAACGTAAAGATAGACCTTGAACAATGTCCAATTCATCTTCGTTGACCATGCTAAACCCAAAATCGAAATCTTTAGACATTTTTTACTCCAAATTTAATGTGTTTATACCACAGACGTTCGTGTCCATAATAAAGAATAAACTTGATGATCAGATCAGCAACGAACACTGCGCCAATTGCCTTGGGTGGCAGTCCAAAGAACCAAGCAATAATTGCTGTTGTCGTAGAGGCGATAATACGCCACGTCACTGCTTTTGCGAGGTGTCTAGTTTTAGTAACTGTACTCATTCAAAAAATGCCTCTAATGTTGCCTTTGGTTCTGCATTCCAATCAATAGAGTCCATGATAATCTGAATAGGCTCAAGGAACGCTTTTTGAAATTGTAACTCATAATCGATATATTTACTCAATGCAAATTTTCTAGGAAGTGTTGAGATAATAGACATGACATTTGTGCCAGATGGATTAGGCATTTTCAAATAGCAGAACTTAACTTTTTCTCCATCTTTGATAGTTTCAAATGTTTTTGTTAGATCTGCTTTATTTAGCATATCGTTATACATGATAGCGCCTCTCACGTGAATAGGGCAGCCACTAGGTATCAACTTATCTTCATTCTTTGCTTTCTTAACATAGCCAGTCAAGTCCGATACTGTGCGTGGGAATGCAACATCTTCAAACGGTAGGGTCTTGAACTCTTTCTTAAACTCTGCGATAAAATTCTGCACAGTGTTTTCATCAGAGTTCATGATCAACTTCAGAGTTTCTTTGAGTTTATCTCTACAGGCTGTAGGTGTGGATGATTTAACTGCTTCAATGCCCATCATCTTAAGTTTAGGTTCAGCGTATCGTACACCTTCAGAGTCATGCACATTTAGAATGTATCTCTTCTTCGCAGTCCAAATGCCTTTGTCAGCGATTACCTCTCGCTTCATAAACATCTTCTGCGAATATGCATTCATTAGGTCAGCAAGATCCTGATAACACTTATCAATATAAGGTTCAATCTTCGTTCTAGCGGCGTTATCCAAGAACTGTACCACGGTCGACGTATCGATATCTTTTGATACAGCATCTCCTTTGTTAAACACTTTGTCAACCAGTGCGTCAAAAGAAATGTATAGCGAATCTGTATCTGATGCAATGACATAATCTTCACCCTCAGTTTGTAATAATTTATTAAGATACTCATTCATTCGTGCTTCAATCCACCGAATGGACAACTGCCCACTCAGTGTAATTGACTCTGCCATGCGCACATCAAAGAATCTAAAATACTGATTGCCAATCGCACCATAGGCAGAGTTTAACTGCACTTTCTTTGCTAACTGCAAGTTCTTATATTTAGATATGTCTTTCTCTAGTTGTGCTTTGCGTTTTAACAATTCTTGCTTGTTCAAATCAATCCTCAAAATGATAATATGAACTCATAATATACTTGTCGCCATCTGTTGGTGTCAAGCCCTCATGAGGAAATAAAAAGTTAGGCGGGAACACACAGACGTTGCCTTGCACTGCAGGTACTGTGACATCTCCATTCCATAATCTAAATCTTGTACCAGCATTACTATTGTTCAAGTAAAACAAAAATGCTAGATACCGTGGCGTATGTTTAAGTAGACGTGAATCTACATGCAGAGGAAAACATCCGACATTATTAGTATATCTCTTAATACGAAATGCTTCAAGTTTTTTCTTGTCTGGTATCATGTAGTGTGGATCATACTTGTCGAGATAGTGATTGCCTATTTCTAGTAGAAGAGTTTTTAACTGTTCGGCAATCTCATTATTCCACCTCAACTCAGTTGATTTAAATATGTCTACTCCAGTCGATTTGTGAGTATGGTTGACATAATTTTCATCGGCAATATCTTGTTCTAATATTTCTATCAATGCTTCGCAGTTATCTTTTGACAACATATTTTCATAGACTTCTATCATGCTCTCAGCATCCTATTAATCTCTTCTAACTCTTTCTCGGCTTCGATCATCTTCTGCTTGTACTGCACCCGTTCGTTGTACATTCTCTCCATCATCTCGGGCAGAAATCCTTGACGTGTGCGATCATAATAGTAACCATTGGCTGCCATCACAGAATCAAACTTGATTGACGTTTTGCCACCTAGTATCTCATCGACAGTAATTTCTTCATACTCACTGTCTACAAATGTATCAGGAGAAATATTGTATTGCATAATCAAGTGTGGATAAAGAGAGTTTAAATCAAAACTCATAACCCACTGGTGCATACCTACCTGCGGGTCTTTGACATAAGCACCAGCATACTTTGCATTTTTACTAGTCGACTTTTTGGGTGGTATTACAATCTTCTTACTCATTAGATAATTATGTATAAGAACATCCCACATGCGCACTTGCGTGAACACATCAATGTAATTCACCTTTGCATCATATGCAATCGCCATTGCCATTTCAATCAACTTCATCTTATCATCAATCCGATCGACCAACTGCACGTCTTTGATGTTGTAGTCAATAAACTTTTGATAGTCGATCTTGTAAAGTTGATGCAGGGTTTCTACTTCAGAGTAATCAAGTTTCTTTTCACCCACTTCAACAAATGCAATGTGATCAAGCCGATAAGACTCTTGCTGTGAATACGTAAACTTCTTATAGAGTTCTAGATAGTCTAGAATAGCCAAGCCCACAAGATCATAAGCGGTCTGTTCTCTGTTCAAAGTTTTGACTGTACGACGAATCGCATACTTGTGTGGTGCTAATCGATCTGCTTCTGACTCACCTATGGTGCGAGAGATGCGATGATATAGATATGGTATATCAAAGAACATCACGTTCCAACCGGTTACAATATCGGCATCTAGTTTTTCCCAGAAATCTAGAAAGAGTGAGATCAAACGTCGCTCACCTTTGCAGTCAACGTAGGAGACATTATCATGTCCATTATTGGTATAATTACCCACTCCAAAGACATAATAATGTCCATTTACACCGACAGTAATTGCAGTGATAGGCTGATTGGCCAAGTCTGGTTCTGGGAAGCCATCTTCGGATGCCACTTCAATATCGATGTTAGCAACCTTGATTAGATCCATATCATAGTAGTTACCAAAGTTTTCATTCAGACATGTGTACGCATGTAAGTTTGACCCGTACACATGAAAGTTTTCTACGTCCTCATACTTATCGTAGAAATCTCTAGTCTCTTTGATAGTGCCTGGATTAAATGGTTCTACATGCTGACCATCAATAGTTTTGTATTCACTTTGCTTGCGAGATGGTATGTAGACAGTGGGGCGATATGGTATTCGGTCGACAAAACGTCGACCATTATCGTAACCTCGAATCAGTACGTTGTTGCCGCGTACTACGGAGTGGGTATAGAATCTCATGCAGTAATTATATCATAGATCTCTTTCCAGTTCAACACCCTCTTGACGCCATCATAGAGCATCTCATCGGCGTTATGATTGTGTGCCATGAGAATTGAATCAAGTCCGTTTAGAATACCAACGTTAGCATTCTCTGGCTTGTCTTCAACCCAGTAACATCCGGTATCGCAGTATTCTGCGAGTGCTAAGTCTTTGTCAGCACCAGTGTCGAGATAAACATACTTTTCAAACACAGTAGGACCAAACAACTCAATCAAGTTTTTTGTCCGTAAGTGTTGTGCATACTGATCGTTGCTCAAGCTGGTAATCGCATGGAACACATAGCCATGTTCTTCGTGCAACTTCTTAACGTACTTGACTGCATCCCGCAGTGGTGGCAATTTGCGTATTGTCGCAGACTCATTAAACATCCGCGTCAGTTTCTTACCTTCAGCACGAGTGATTCCGTACCGATCACTTATCTTATAAATGTCGAATCCACCGTCGACCATCTTGTAGCCGTGCCGACACATCCAACCATGAAAGGCGTATTCCCAATCGAGAAGTACACCATCACAATCAACTAGGATTGTTTTTTCTTTTGTCACATACATAGTTTTCCTTAAATTAATAAATCAATCATTTGTGAAGTGTTTCTCACACTCTTTATTGTACCATTTCCATCATAGAGCGTCAACACTTCAGCATCGATAATTTGTTTTCCTTCGAACACTCGATATCTTTCGGCAGTCTCTGTTATAACGCGAACAGCAGGATCAACTCTAAGGTTGACCCTCACTGGTTCGTTAATTGGAGGAAAAAGTTCACTCACAGATAGTTAGCTCCAGTCCATTGAACACGTAAATTCTCAAGTTCGAACACGTTACCGCGGGCTTTGTTACGAGCAGGCGCATTATAACCTGCCGCCATGAGAATGTCGCCCTTCTTAAACTTCTTGTCGTTGTCGACAGCGACAATAAAGCCCCAAGCAGAACGATTTTGAAGGACTTTGATGTACTTGTTGCCTTCGGCAAACTCGATGCCTTCAGCATACTCATTCATCATTTCTTTGTTAATATCGCTTAACTCGCCTTTAGCGGCACGAAATGTCCACTCATTGTAGTCAGCGATCATGCGTTCTTTGAGGGCGTTAAGTGCTTCGTTCATAATTTCTTCTCTCTCTCTCAATCACAGTACTATAATACCAAATCTGAGAGAGAAGTCAACACTTTTTTGAATTTATTTTCACGTGAAACAACAAAGGGTTAGGCAACTATTTAAGAAGTTGCCTGATAAGTTCTACCCTGTTCAGCAGTAGGTGGTGTAAAGTTTGCAGTGTA